GATTCTGTATTACTCGATTCTGTATTACTAGATTCTGTATTACTCGATTCTGTATTACTAGATTCTGTATTACTCGATTCTGTATTACTAGATTTATTACTAGATTCGTCATCTGAATCTTCAATTTTTATTGATTTTATTGATTCCTTTTTTTTATAATCTGTCATGATACTATATATTATGAATATAATCTATATTCTTGTAATACTTTATTAATATTAATAATTAGCTGTTTTTTCTCTAAATTATATGGTCTAATGGATTTTAAACATTCATCTACAGTTTTCCATTCCATTTTGCTTACTTCTGTTGTTTGAAATTGAAAATTTTCTTCTTTAAAAATATAGTCATTTTCCATATACGCTAAAAAATATTTGTGTTTATATGATTTATGATTAGAGCCTATAAATATCTCTTCAAACGGTATAACATTTTCTATAACCGTTATTAAATTAGAAGAGATGCCAGTTTCTTCTTGAAATTCTCTTAAAGCACACTCTAAATCTTTTTCCTTATGGTTTCGACGACCTTTTGGAAATTCCCATTCTGTTTCATCCCATAAAGTAGTACTTTTTAAAATAATATCATTTAATGTAATTATTTCATTTTCTATTAAAATTCCTTCTTTTAATATATCAAATTTTTTTTTAGCAACAATTTCTTCACATTTATATTGGTTACTAATAAAATTAGTTTCGCCCCACATTTCTCTCCATAATTCTTCGAAAGACTTTTTTGAAATTCTATTTTTCTCTTCAATAGACATTTCATCAAAAATGCTTACCAATTGATTAATATTATGTGGTGCGTATTTTCCTCTAATAAAATCTATATAACCAAAACTATCTTTTCTTCTAATCATTAAAAATTGTAATCCTTTTTCACTTTTTCTAAATGTTATTATACCATAACTAATTATTGGAAGTTTACATTGATAAAACATATGTCCTTGTTTACCGCAATTATTACACAAATTTGTATTTTTGTTCATTAATTAAACTAATAAAATAGATTTAAATTATATTTCATAAATATAAATTTTATATTGATAATTGCCACTTTACAATAAGTTTTATAGTTTTTAGTATTATTAATTATATAAAAAGAGTTCAATTTGTATTTATTTTTTACTTTAATTTAATATGTCAACTATTTATCTGGATCCAAAAATATGGGGACCACATTATTGGTTTTTTTTACATACTTTAGCTATGACATACCCACATTATCCAAATGCAGTAACGAAAAAAAAATATTATGAATTTATTCAAAATTTACCATTGTTTATTCCAGTAGAAGATATATCTAAAGAATTCGAATTATTACTTGATAAATACCCTATTGTTCCGTATTTAGATAATCGTGATTCATTTATTCGCTGGACACATTTTATTCATAATAAAATAAATGAAAAACTAGAAAAACCCGTTATATCTTTAAATGAGTTTTTTATTCAATATTACAATGAATATAAGTCTCAAAATGAAAAATTACTAGAATTTATTAAATTTAGAGGGAAACTAGTGTATGGATGCATAGTTATTTCAATTTTAGGAACAATCTATTATTTATACGATAAATAAAATTATATGTAATTATTATATGAGAAAAACAAGAAAAAATTATAAAAATAATAAGGGTGGAAAAGTTATAGCATCAGGAGGTTATGGATGTGTTTTTAATCCAGCGTTAAAATGTGAAGGAGCCAAAAATAGAAATCAAAAAAATATATCAAAATTGATGACTGAAAAACATGCTATTCAAGAATATGAAGAAATCAATAAAATCAAAGATAAATTAGATTCTATACCGAAATATGAAGACTATTTTTTGATATATGATGTAACATTATGTAGACCATCTAAATTAACTGCGAGTGATTTATCTTCATATGAAAATAAATGCACTGCGCTACCAAAAGACGATATAAACAAAACAAACATTAATTCAAAATTAGAAGAATTGATGTCATTAAATCTACCGAACGGTGGAATGCCTGTTGATGATTATTTGTATGATAATGGAACTTATGAAAAATTATATAATGTTCATATTAATCTCGTAAAATTATTGAAAAATGGTATAATTCCAATGAATAAACGAAATATATATCATTGTGATATTAAAGATTCAAATGTTTTAATTGATGATACTGGTTCTGATTTAAAAACACGATTAATTGATTGGGGATTAGCTGTTGAGTATTTGCCAAATGAAACAATACAATTTCCAAGAAACTGGCGAAATCGTCCATTACAGTTTAACGTACCATTCTCAGTAATAATATTTTCGGATTTTTTTTATGAAAAATATTCAGAATATCTTAAAAAGGGTGGTAAAACAGATGAAAATTCACTAAGACCATTTGTTATTGATTACATAAATTCTTGGATGAAAGAGAGAGGAGCAGGACATTACAAATTTATTAATGAAATAATGTTTATGTTATTTAATCATAATTTTTCAAGTATTTCTGAAAAAAATAGACCAGCGTATATAGAAGCTGAGATAACAATGCCTTTTATTATAGATTATATTATTGATGTTCTTGTCCATTACACAAAGTTTAAAAGTGATGGATCATTAAATTTGAGAGAATATTTAAATGAAGTTTTTATTAAAATTGTAGATATTTGGGGATTCATTAATGTATATTATCCTTATTTGGAAATGATGTCAAATAATTATTTTAATTTAAAATCTGATGAATTAAATGTATATAAAAAACTTGAATTTATATTTAATAATTATTTATATGCGCCAAGACATGAACCTATTGATATGAATGAATTATTTGATGATTTAAAAGATTTAGGAAATTTAATACATATTATTGCTTACGGTAAACAAAAATCATCATCTATAAAATCCTCTAATGAAATGGCAAGAGGAATTAAAACAAAAAAATATAGGAAGAAAAGAACATCAAGTACTTCAATATTTAAAAGAATACCTTTAAAAAGAAGATTTAAGAATCCATTCTTCTTGTCATTAAAATAAAAATCTATAGTATTTGTATAAATGAAGGATTTTAGTAAGCTTTGTACACCTGCTAAAATATATTTTGCGATTGCTGTAATTGCCACAATCATTAGTTTGTTTAATGGTATGGCTACTTTAATGATGGCATTTTGGAAACTTATATTTGCGTTTATTTGGACATTTGTTTTAGGATGGCTATGTGATAAGGGTTTTACGTCTATCTCTTGGTTTTTGGTTCTTTTACCTTATATTATCATTATTTTGGCTATGTTTAGAATTTATCATGTTACGGAAGAACAAAGACAATTAATGCGTTCACTTCAATTACAAGGTGCTTATGGTCAAGAAGCAATGACCCAAATGAATAAGAAAAAATAAAAATTTTTTTAATAAGCATAGTTAAAAAGATCTTTAAAAATTATATTATTTTATTATAAATTAATAATATAATATGAGATTAGAAATATTTGTATTGGGATTAACAGCATTCTTTGTATATAATACTTATACAGATGGAAAATATACAAAAATGTTAATGTCTTTTAAAAAATATTACAAAATGATTTTTTATGGCATATTGGGTATTGGAATATATTATATGTTAAAACGTAACCCAACAAAAGGTAAAGATATGTTATTATACGCAAATAATTATGTCAAATATTTACCAATAGATAGAAATTCTATGGATATGTTAAGCCCTATTATAGATTTTACGTCAACACCAGAGAGAAGTTTTATGGAATCATTTAATGGTATTGAAACACAAAGGTCTGGTTTTTGTTCGGAACAAAGAATATTAAGCTCTGGAAAAGCTGGTACTAAACGTTCAGTTAGCGAAACAAAAAAGAAATATGTGGCGGCTAATCAAGATTGGAAATGCGGACATTGTCAAGAGCAATTAGACCATACATTTGAAATCGACCATAAAGTACGTTTAGAATATGGTGGTGGAAATGATGTTAATAATTTAATAGCATTATGTAGAAATTGTCATGGAAAAAAAACTGCGAGTGAAAATATGTAAATTATTACAATAAATTATAATAAATTATTATAATAATAATATATG